GGAGCGTATGCTTTCGGAAACAACGCCGATACGGATTACGTTCTCGTACAGATTCTTGACGGTAAGGGCCTCGGACTCAAGGGAGAAACTTGGGAAAAACAGGCAGCGCCAGAACCGGAACAGGAGGCATAACATGAACAAGATTATCGTAAACAAGTTCGGGGGGGGGTACTCCTCGATATACAGAAAGGAGGCAGTGCGTTAGGGCTGTCTCCGAGACTTCCGAAAGGAGGTCTGAGGCATAGAGGAGTAATCCTCGAGCTGATTGATTCCGTAGGAGGTGACTCCTATGGCAAGTAGCACGATAGCTAACAAAGGGCTTTGTATTAAAGAACACACGCTGAGCGTAACGGCAACGGCTAATGGTGGAGTTCAGGGGAGCTTTTTCGCACCAACAGTAGCAGGTTATACACCGATCTGTGCGGTTGGTTTTGAATCAACCGCATGGGAAACTCCTTTTTCCAAGTGTATTCTCACACCAAGCAACGGAACGGTGTACTACGCTATAAGGAACACAACATCTTCCGCGAAAACGGTGACTCTTACATTCAAAGTCCTATATGTTTCGAATGGGTTGTCTTTCAACGCATTATAATCAATCAGCCTTGCCGAACACGGCATGACATCAATTATTCAGTCTAAAGATATGGTGGTTAGTACAGTTTCGAAATCGGGTTATACAGTAGGCGCAAACGGATTTGTAGAAATTACCATCGACGTAACAAAGAGCGGTTATAAACCTATAGGGGTTGTTGGAATCGACAAATGGGGCGGGGGAAGCGTGTCCATTGTTATATCGACATACTACATCAACGGCAACAACTTCAAAGCCTATCTGCGAAATGTGGGAAACACGAGTGCTGATGCAAATCTAACTGTACACATACTGTATCAAAAGGCATAACCCTAACGCCATGACATATGGCAACATCAACAATCAAGAACAATGAGCATATGGTGTTTCTCACACAGAGTGGCAACACAACGGATCAAGGGGCAATAGAGCTTTCAAGCGTTAATAGGCTCACAGACAATGTGGTGTGGGTTCGCGCAACAAACTACAACAACGCATTATGCATCCCGTGGCGGTACGGCAATGCCAATGGCTATTGGTATGTAAGGGTCTTGGATTGGACTTCCATGCGTTCCGTCACCAACACAAACATGAACCTTGAGATATGCGTCATTCGTAAAAACTCATAACGGAAAGGGGCAACAATGTCCTACATCATAACATTTCTTGTCGGCAATCTTGTCGGCATGATGCTGACTTGTATAGTGGTCAGCGGGAGGGGGAAATAATGAACGAATTTATAAAGGCGAGTCTGATTCGTGCCTTGCGTACCATAGCGCAGACAGCCATAGCGATGATAGGAACAGCCGTTGTAATGACGGATGTTCAGTGGAAGGTGGTCATATCCGCTTCACTTCTGAGCGGTATCCTTTCCATTCTGACGAGCATCGCCACGGGTCTGCCTGAGGTGGAATACGCACAGCACATCTACATGTCAGCTGAAGAGCCTGAGGACTCATGGATAGAGGAAGAGGGTGAGCAAGATGGGGAAGAGTAATATCGAACAGCTCAACATCGCAAAGAAGTACCTCGGAAACGGCGGGTCAAAGTTCCGCAAGTACTGCGGACTTCCTGCGGGGTCAGCGTGGTGTGACGCTTTCGTGACCACCATCTTCCACGAAGCAGGGAACAGCGCACTGTTCTGCAACGGCACAAAGCAGACTTATTGCCCAACAACAATAAAGTGGTGCTACAACAATCTTGCATCCATACCGCCGTATCTCGCTTTACCGAGTGACATCATCTTCTTCGACTGGGAGCCTAACAACATTCCGAACCACATCGGATTTGTCAGAGAACGCAAGAACTGTGACGAGATATACACCATCGAAGGCAATACAAGCGGGGGTATCGTTGCGAACAAAACGAGAAACACCAAGTATGTCTGCGGTATATTCCGTCCGCACTTCCCTGCATCCTACAAGCTCGGCACTCTTGAGGTCGATGGTCTGATGGGCTACAACACCATTGCAATGCTTCAGCACGTTCTTGGATGCGGTGTAGATGGCATCCTCGGTCAAGGCACAGTCAAGGCTCTACAGCGCAAAGCAGGAGCATCAGCTGACGGTCTGTGGGGCAAAGGAACATCCAAAGCCGTGCAGAAGATGGTCGGCACAACAGCAGACGGACTATTCGGCAAGAACTCCGTCAAGGCGTTGCAGACTTGGATTAACAAACAGTACAAGCCACAGCCTGCACCGACACCGACTCCGACCACAAAGACGCAGGGTGACAAGATAGCAGACTCAGCTAAGTCCTATGTGGGCAAGGTCAAGTATGTAAAGGGTGGTACATCACTCACAAAAGGCTGCGACTGCACTGGCTTCGTACAAGCCATCCACAAACTACATGGCATTACGCTTGATGTACGTAAGTCATGGGGCAAGTCGGTCGGCAAGGACATCTCCAAAACTAAGAGAGGCGATGTCATCTACTACTACATGAACGGTAAACTGCACCATATGGGCATCTATGTAGGCAACAACAGAGTTGTCCACAACTCGACATCGCACAAGGATTGGCACAAGGACTGTATCGAGTCGAGCGTCAAGATGTCGGGGATGAAGATAGGCGACATTCGCCGCTGCTGGAAGTGAGGTGAGGGGATGCCAGATAATCTGATAATCGCATTACTTGGTTTTATTGGCGCCCTCATCGTGGCGCTGAAACCGATTCTGGATCTGAACACCAACATAACTGAATTGAAGACGAGTATTGACAATTTCAAAGCCAGCGTTGACAAGCTGGACAGCCGTATCACCAAACACGGCGAGGAGATAGACAAGCTCAAGGAGACCGTAGCGACTCACGAGGTCAGGATCGGGAACCTTGAGAAGAACAGATAAGGCAGACTGGAGACGGTCTGCACAGGATCACCTCCTCTTACATTACACAAGAAGGCCCGGGGCAAATCGCCTCGGGTCTTTTTGCGTGGTGAGTTTTCTTGCTAGGAACAATTTCACCATCATAAGCTGTATTCACGTGCGGACTTTACAGATTGTGCTATCAGATCTGAGAGTCTCGCAACATCATCAGGGCGGGAGATAGGCAGCTTGCCCTCGTTGCTGTATAGGCAGTGGATCCACTTCGCCCGGTTGGTACATTTGAATCTTATCGCATCGATATCATTAACTGCAATCGTGACGTAGTCGTTTGACTTACGAACTAACTGAAGATCCTCTGCTCCGAGCATTTCACAAATATTCTCGTAGATCTCCGACTCTGCCTCAGTACATTCGAGATCCCGCTTGCTGTCCTTCATTGTAACGGACACGCTGGACAGAGCAGTTTCCTTCATTTCTGCTTTTCTCTTATTTACAAGATATGCTTCGTAACCGTCTTTGACGTCATCCCAGCTGAAGAGAGAACCGGTCAGAGCTAACGTCTTATGATCAAAGCCAAGAGCGTCGGCACACTTGAAACAGATATAAGCGTCTTTTAATTTAATTTTCCCACGGGTAAGGAACGATCCATTGCATTTTACGCATCTTGTCATATCAAGCCACCTCCAAATTCGATTATAGTTTATGTAAAGACTTGTTGACAAGGGATATAAATGGGCGTATCTTAAAAGAGGAAGGTGACTTGAATATAATAATATGACCTGTTAGGGTGTAGGGAACCGTCACTAGTTGACGGGTAAAATTATTCACCCAACTATTCCTAAAATCATAAAAAAAAGGATAGTTGAAAACCTTAACAATTACATATTAATGATGACACAAGTCACCTCCAACGATAACACTATTTTGAATATCGAAGGAGGTGTTTTTATTTATGAAAGCGCAGAGCATCCAGCAATTCGCCATCGTCCAGAGTGACTCGGCTGCAGCTTTTGAGGGTGAGCTCAACGCAAGGATTAGAGAACTATCCGGCCATAATCCACAAGTTAAGTTTGATGGGCTTACGGCCTACATCAGTTACAACGAGACGGTGAGAATACCGGAAACGTTGGCTGATATGTACGAGCTCAACGGAGCGTGTTTCCACTGCGAAGACTGTCCTGAGTTCCAGGCAGTACTGAAGGCAGACGGAACCGAAGACACGCGACTGAAGTACGGTGAGTGCCAGTACGCAGAGATGAGAAGGACACGTAAAGACGCAAAGGCTTGTGACAAGCTGTACGAGCTGATCAGAGACGGGAGGATAGGATTATGTTACAGAAGATAGGATTTTTCGTTATGTGCATCGGTGGAATGATGGCTGACAGTGAATGCCTTCTGATTCCAATCGCGGTTACTGCATTCGGAGCGTTTCTGATCTGGATCGGGGACAGGAGGGAGGCTGACGATGAAACAGCCTAAGAAACATTACTACATATTACTCGACGATGAGTATGTAGGGCAGACATGGGCCGTATCAGAGGCAAAGGCAAGAGTGAACTGGTGGTGGGCGAACATCAAATACAACGATCAGTTCAGTTATAGGGCATACAACCCGGAAGACTTTGAAGCAATCTGTATCAACTAGGAGGTGCACAGAATGGTATATGCAACAAACGAAAAGAGAGATTACTGCCAAGTACTCGACGCAGCACTGGCTCCTATGATGGACTTTGACTCACTGGACTACTGCATCAACGGAGTGACACAGGAAGAGTTTCTGAAGCTTTCAGACAGACTCGGTTCCGTGTGCTACTTCGATGTGACCGGTATGACCTGCGGGGAGATCCTCAAGGACATCTGCAAGGTGGTTCTTCTGGATCAGGCGAGACTCGCACCGGATAGCGTCATTACAGATGTTAGAAAGAAGAGAAATGTTGCAGATATGTTCAGGAGGTAATCAAATGCAGAAGGTTAAATATACAGTAACGCTCACGGGATGGGACAACAGAAAGCTGACATTCTACGACTGGGAAGACGTCCAGTGCTTCCTGGCTTACGTAGCAGAAGGATGCAGGGGAGATTATGTCGGATTCCTCATCAAAGAGGAGGTGATCGCATGAGTGGCAAGCTGACAGGCGATTATCGCAAATACATGGACAAGAATTATCTCGGTTCGTGGGATATCCCAGAAGGTGAAGATCTCATCCTCACCATCAGCAACGTGGAACAGGATGACGTTAAGAACGAACGTGGATCTGAACGTAAGCTGACCATTCACTTTGCAGAGGACTACAAACCACTGATTATGAACGCGACCAACTGCGACAGAATTACAAAGGCGTACGGATCGCCTAAGGTCGAGGACTGGGTCGGCAAGAGGATAGCGCTCACGACCGAGAAAGTACCGGCGTTTGGCAGCGTAAAGGATGCGGTCAGAATCAGACCATATCCACCAAGAGAGACCGAAGCATTCTGCGATGAGTGCGGTCAGAAGATAAAGCCAGTACAAGCGGGGAACGAGAAATACTCCGTTAATAAAATCGTGGAACTGAGCCGGGCCAAGTACGGCAAGCGTCTGTGCTGGGACTGCTCCATCAAGGCAAAGGAGGCGGAGTGATGAAGATCCTTTACAAGGCACCAGGCGAAGCGCTCCGCTCGATGGTTATTCCAAACGAGCTTGGAGTTATGCAGCAGCTGGTCGATGGATATATCGAGCCGATAACGTTGCCAGACAATCTCATCATTATCTGCAACGAAGAAGGCAAAATCAATGATATGAAGAAGAACTTCCGAATCGATGCTCTCAATGACTGGGTATTCGGACCGGCGCTGTTCATGGGCGCTGACGGTGAAGAATTTTGTTCCATTAAACCAGAGCACGAGAAGTTGATCAGAGATTACTTCAGCGTGTTCGGAACGGAGGGTTTCAATGGGAAGTGAATGGATGGTCAGACCGACAACGATTGGTGAACGTACACGTTACGAAGTGTACAAGATACTTCACGACACAGGCGATGTCATCACCAGAGGCGGTCTGTGGGATACACAGAAAGAGGCGGACACGCTCGCAAAGAATCTAAACAAGATGGAGGCGAGACGCAAATGAAACTTACAGACGATAATTATTTCTCCACTGAAGCAATGAAGGAATTCTGGTCCGTATCGCAGTTCAAACAGTTCTGCAAGTGCCCAGCCTGTGCCATTGCCGAGATGAATGGAGAATACGAGCGGGAGAAATCCACTGCGTTGCTCGTTGGTTCTTATGTGGATGCCTACTTCACTGGTGACAAGGGTGCTCTGGGACGATTCGTTCTGGAGCATCCAGAGATCACCAACAGCAGGACCGGAGCGCTGAAGGCTGACTTCAAACACGCCGAGACGATGATCGAAGCGGTAAAGAGGCAGCCGCTTATGATGGATTATCTCCACGGGGCAAAGCAGATAATCGGATGGGCGGAGCTGTTCGATGTTAACTGGAAGATAAAGATGGATGTTTACGACGGACAGCGCATCGTGGATCTGAAGACTGTCAAAGACTTTAAGCCAATATACGAAGAAGGCTTCGGATGGCGGTCGTGGATAGAGTACTGGGGTTATGACATCCAGGGCGCTATCTATCAGAGAGTAGAACAGGCGATGTCGGGACGGACGAATCCGCT